AGAAGAGCACCCAAGCATGCCTATCTCTCAAGAGAGACAGAGCAGAGTAACTTTTGGGGGCAAGAAGTCTCAATAAGTGAGATCAATGTCTCTGAAGTAATTTAGGAGACTACTATGGCTAACATAGATCAGGCATTCGGTCTAAGACCGATAGCCAAAGTTGGTTCTGCCCCTGGCGGAACAACAGGTACTACTAAATACTCTATAACAAGTGGCGCAGGCGGAATTTTTACTGGTGATCCAGTTAAACCAGCTGCCGACGGTTCAATCGTCGTAGCAACTGCTGGCGACCCAATTAGAGGAGTATTTATGGGATGTTTCTATACAGATCCATCCACAAGCAAGCCTAGATTTAATAACACGTTCCCTAACGGAACGGCTGCATCAGATGCGATTGCATTTGTAGCTGACGACCCTGATCAATTATATATTGCTCAGCAAGACTCAGCTGTGAGCACTCTAGTTGCTGCTGATTTAAACCAAAACTGTGATCTAGTTTTTGGCGCTGGTTCTACCACTACGGGTATTTCTGGTGTAGAAATTGATTCAAGTTCTAAAAATACTACTGCTGCACTTCAAGTGAAGTTGATTGATTTTTATGACGTTCCGAGTAATGACGCAACTGCGAATAACTCTGTTTTTGTCGTGAAAATTAATAACCATGATATGAGTGGTGGTACTGGAACTGCAGGACTATAGGAGTAGGTTATGGCAATTAATAGAGCCCAACTGGCGAAAGAACTAGAACCTGGCCTTAACGCCCTGTTCGGAATGGAGTATTCTCGTTATGAGAACGAGCATGCTGAAATATTTGACCAAGAAGCAAGTGATAGAGCTTTTGAAGAAGAAGTAATGTTAGTTGGTTTTGGCGAAGCTGCTGTAAAACAAGAAGGTTCAGCTGTACAGTTTGATACTGCACAAGAATCTTTCACAAGCAGATATTCCCACGAAACTGTTGCGTTAGCATTCAGTTTAACTGAGGAAGCAGTCGAAGACAACTTGTACGATACTTTATCGGCTCGTTACACAAAAAGCTTGGCACGTTCAATGGCTTACACAAAGCAAACAAAAGCAGCGAACATATTAAACAATGCGTTCTCAACTGCTGGTGGTGATGGTGTTTCATTAGTAAACACAGCACACCCAACTGCTTTAGGTGGAACTTTCTCAAACAGAAACTCCACAGATGCTGACTTGAACGAAACCTCATTAGAGCAAGCGATGATTGATATTGCAGGCTTTATCGATGAAAGAGGACTAAAAATTGCAATGCAGGGAAGAAAATTAATTATCCCAGTAAACATTCAATTTGTAGCTGATAGAATATTAAATTCTACCCTCAGAGTCGGTACATCTGACAATGACATTAACGCACTCAGAAACATGGGTATGCTACCAGATGGTTATACAATTAACCACTATCTAACAGATACTGATGCATATTTTGTAAAAACTGATGCTCCTAATGGATTCAAACACTTCGTAAGAGCTGCCCTAACTACTGGTATGGAAGGCGATTTCGATACAGGAAACATGAGATACAAAGCACGTGAGAGATACAGCTTTGGATTTTCAGATCCTAGATGTGTATACGGATCACAAGGTTCATAAAATTTATTGGATCCTCCCAAGGAGAAAGGCGCTTGTAAGAGCGCCTTTTTTTATTTATACTACTTACAAGTATCCTAGATTAATTTAGTCGTGCACACTGGCTAGGCAGACGTGTATAGAGACTGCATGACAAGGGCTATACAACCAAGGAGGCAATATGGCTAACCCACATTTTCAGAACATGATCTTATGGGCTGGTAACACAGATGTTACAGAGCAGAAAAAAGATCAACCAATGTTCATGCCATATCCGTCAGATCAAACATTCTACGGATATTTTAATGACTTCATGACATATACTGCAACAGACTGGACGATTACATCAACAGACGCTGGCGGTGACTCAGGTGAAGTTATACAAGCTACCAGCTCGGCTGGAGGGGCTTTACTAATCACAACTAATGATGCTGATAATGACTCGGAAGAGTTACAGTTAAAAGGTGAGGCGTTTAAATTAAGCACTAGTAAAAAAGCATATTTTTCTACTAGATTTAAATTGAGTGATGCTACACAATCAGATATGTTGATTGGTTTAACAATTACAGATACCACTGCTATTGATGGTGTAAGTGATGGAGTATTTTTCGGTAAAGATGACGGCGATACAAATCTTGATTTTGTAGTAGAAAAAGATTCTACTGAAACGGAAGAAGCTGGAATACATACTATGGAAGATGACACTTTTGTTACTGCTACATTTTTTATAGATCCTGATAGATCTGCAGTTTATTATTCAATTAATAATGCAGCACCAGTAAAAGTAGCTAATACTAATTTACCAGACAATGAGGAGTTGACTGTAACACTTGCAATTCAAGCAGGAGCGGCAGCAGCTAAATCATTAACTGTAGATTACGTAAGTGCTATAGTTGAAAGATAGGGGTAAACAATGTTTGCTCTCAAGAACAAAGAACTAACCGCTAGTGGTCAGGTAACAACTAAAGTATCGGCAGGCACTAATACACTTAGTGCCCCAGCTAGAGTTGTTGCACTAAACATTAAATGTGGTGCAGCGCAGGGCAAAGTTGATTTGATAGATAATGGATCCGGTGGAACTGTTAAATATACAATCGTAACTCCTGCAATTGGTTCAGGAGAGGATGAATATTTACAAGTTAATTTTCCTGATCCAGGGCTAAGATTTGAAACAGATCTATTTGTTTTCTTTAACCAAGCTACGTCTGTTGGTGTAGTCTATGGCTAGAAAACGGGATAAGCAACCACCAAAAACAAAGAAGTATTTCCGCCCCACTAAACAGGGGGCGGGAATGACCAAAGCTGGTGTTGCCAAATATCGTCGTGATAATCCGGGCTCTAAATTAAAAACAGCTGTAACAGGTAAAGTTAAAGCTGGGTCAAAAGATGCAAAGCGTCGTAAATCATTTTGTGCTAGAAGTGCAGGACAAATGAAAAAATTTCCAAAAGCAGCCAAAGATCCTAATTCAAGATTAAGACAAGCTAGGAGAAGATGGAAGTGCTAAGATTAATTATTGTTTTATTATTTATATCAACACAAGTTTTTGCAGAAACAAATACTGTAAGTTCTACTGTTGTTACAAATAATACACCACCAACTGCAAACTCACCAAGTGTTGTTGTAAACAATTCTGATGTTTGTAAGACAGCAGTAGCAGGTGCCGTGCAAACTCAAATTTTGGGTATTAGTAGCGGGATTACGGTGACTGATGAAAACTGTGAAAGAATAAAATTAGCAAGATCATTGTATGCTTCAGGCATGAAAGTGGCATCGGTGAGTCTTCTATGTCAAGACCCGCGCGTTTGGGACAGCATGGCTATGGCAGGCACCCCATGCCCATACATGGGTTCTATTGGCGAAGATGCTGAAACTGGTTGGAAAGATAATATGGATATGATTCCAGAGGGCAGTGTAATTTATGCAAAATGGAATGATGAGATAAATAAAATAAAAGTGGCAGAAGGAGTAGATAGCGATGCATCGAAGTTTATCAAGTTTGTATTGGGTGCTATGGTTATGCACTCTGGCATTGTCATGTTCTTCTAGAGCTGAGTGTCCAGTAACTGCTACAGGAGTTTGTACACCTGGAGTAGAAGAAACAATCGTAATAACAGAAACAGAATCAATCGAATATGAAGCTGACGGACATACTGTAACCACGACCACAACAACAGATACTACAACAGTTACAGTAACCAACGAAGACTCAGGAGATATATTAGATGGTAGCGAGGGCTATGTTATACCTCGATATGAGGGTGATATGGATACAGACTGGGGTGGGCAAGGCCCTGCGAACATGCCGTCTGGCAATAATTGTTACAATCTAGGCTCAGATAAATGTGCACAGATTACTGGATCAGGTAATTCCACATCCACCATGGGTGTATCTGGCATGGGAACAACCTTTATTAACACGGTAGACATATCTGAATTAGATATTAAAAACGGGGGTAGAACGAACTATTCTATCAAAGTAGATAAGAGAGACGCACAAGACCGTATTTACATGCACATCACAGGAAAAAACGGCAATACGAGTGTGTTTAGTGGCACAGACATATTATCAGAATCAGGTGTAACAAGTGGCTATCAAGAATATACAGGTGGTTTTGATTTTAGTGGTACAATTACAACACTTGTAATCGAGGTAGGTGGACGTGATATCAACCTTGCAATCGGACCACTTTTTGATGATGTGCGTATAAATGTATTATACAACGTCGTGTCCACAATAGTGACACAATCAATTACATCTGTTGAGATGTGGGTAGCTTACGGTGGTAGCACAGAGACAGAAGTTATTGATATTGTTGAGAATATTTTTGATCACAACGATATTGTCGTGCCAGAATCACCGGGTGATGATATGTTTTTTGAGCCAGAGTTTGATGAGCCAGATATGGAGGTATCTTACGAAACTGTAGAGATGGAAATGGAGATGCCTAGTTTTGAAACAGATTTTGAAATGGAGCTTCCTGAAATGGATATAGATATGCCTGAAGTCGAAGTGGCGTCTATTGAAGCTGAAATGGAGATGGAAATGGAGATTGAAGTTGCCCCAGAACCAGATACAATAGAGTCAGAACCAGAAATAGAGGAGCCAGTAAATGAACCCGAAACTGAAACTGAGCCAGAACCCGTGGCTGAACCTACTGAAGAAGATTCTACAGAGCCTGAAACTAATGCGGAAGAGGAGTCTGAATCGGAAGAGAGCGTTCAAGAGACTGAGGCAGATGAAAGTGAATCAGAAGATATGGAAGAACCAGAAGATAAGGGTGAAGCCGATAAGGAACCAGTAAAGAAACCTGAGTCTAAAAAAGAAAAAGCAGCGAAAAAAATTGTTAAGAAGATGGGTGATAAAGGTAGATATGATTCAACAAATCAGTTAAAAACTTTGATTGTGATGCAAGTATTAGGAGATACAAAAACCTTTTTTGACTCACAAAAACAACTAGAAGATAGATTAGATTTTTTTACAGATTATATGATACCAGATACTCAAATAGAAAATAACAATATAGCACAATGGTATCTATTTGGTGGTAGTGATGGTATGATGAATGACATGATAGAGTTACAATGGCAGAAGTAGAATTTGCGGGTTTGAAGTTCAAAGGCGGGAAGATCTTTGTTATCATTACAGCTTTGACCACATTAGGTGGTGGACTGTGGGGAGGTTTTGAATTTTACAAAGATTATCTAACGATGAAAGAACAAATACAAGAATATGTTGCACCTGATTTATCAGGTTTTGACAAGGAAATTGCACTTACCAAAGAAGAGATGGACAGTAAGACTGACCTTATACAAACCGAAGTAAACATGATTATGCAAGAGATGGAAATGATTATGTCTGAAATAAGATTAGTGTCTGATGTGGCTAATGAATTAAAAAATGATCTTCGTCAGGATGTAAGACGTATTGAAAAAGTTGTTAATGATGTAGAACAAATGGTTAAAGAAGATTCGAGAGAAACCAGCTCGGAGTTAAGAGATACCACGAGGGACATGAAGGAAGACATGGAATTATTG